GGATAAGTTTTTTCCAGTGGCTTGGCGGTGGGTTCATAGCGTAGCATAGTTTAGCATGGTAAAGCGTTAAAGTTGTGAAGCATTTATTGCATAAAAAATACACGCTAGATTTTGTATTTTCTAGCGTGTGAATTTTGATTAATTTTTAATATCTTTTAAACACTTTTATATTCATAGTAAATGTCTGGTCTGATACAATTTCATCAGCAAGTGGGCAATACACTGTCGGTGTTAGATTTACAGCATTAGTACCTGCATAATTTGTCATTGTACAACCGACAACTAACGGTATTTGTAGATATCCAGTTAGCATACTATTCCACACATCAATTTGACATTCGTAATTTGGCATATCATTGACATTATAATTTAGTGTTGTAACAATATTATCCCACCAATAAGGTGTACCATTACCAATCGTAAAAGTTTTATTTGTAGAATATACCAATTCTGCACCTATTTTTTTCCAATTACTCCATTGAGCGCCTTGCTTTTCTCTTGTATAACTAGAAGCACCAGGACCAGCATTTATAATTTCTTGAATTATTTCATCGCTATTTGTACCAATGTTATTTGCTGTTACTCTGATATAAAACGAACCGTATTGTAAAGCCGTTGATGGTAATCCACCGATTGTAACACCACTTTCACTACTAATAGTATATATTCCTGTTTCCGTTAAATTGTTTAATTGTGTATTCGTGAGTATTTCTTTATATTGGTAATCAAGTGTTGTTGGACTCCATGATTTCCATGTTGTCCCAACTTTACATCTACTCCATGTTTTACCAATGTATTGTGGATTGATTGCTTTACTACCGATTTTTGTTACCCTTTCAACATTTACAACTGTACCACCAGCGTACGATATATCATTTGTAATTAATGCAATATCGCCAGAATTAAATCCGCTAGGTGCATTTAACCATTTGGTATAATCTTGAAATGTAGCAATCCACATATCACCATTTGCAACTTCTGTACTTGTGTAAAAATAAGTGTTGAAATCAATTGTTGTATCTTTTGGAATATTTGTTACTGAAATATTTGATTTATACCAATTATCCCACGCTTGAACATCTGATTGTGACCTGTAATATATATTTCCATTAGAAATATATAGATTCTGTTGCAGTGGACTATATACACTTGTATCTACTGAATGCCCGACAATACACATAAAATTATATCCACTGCCAACACTTTCTGGAAAATTAAGAAATTCACTATTTGTAGTTCCAAAATAAATCCCTGTATCTGTCCAGTTATTTATATCACCAATTGTTTCACTTGTTCCACTATTATATAAATGGTCTACATCAAAAACTTTGTTTACATTATTAGCAACACTGGATTCAACCATTGCGGGAACATTTGCCACAAGCCATGGTTGGGTTATTGCATTAACTTGGGTTGTAACAGTATTAGGAATTTCGTTTACAGTTTCCTGCATAGCATTAATATCGTTGTTTACTCTGGTTTCAAATTGTTCTTGTTGTGTTGTTATTGTTTGTTTGAATGTAGCAATATCATTATTAATAGCTGTTTCAAATTCTTCAACAATATTGCGTATATCAGTTTCAAAAGAGTTAATGTTATTAGTTACATTTTCTTTAAATGAATTAATATCATCAGTAACTTGTGTAACAAAAGCATTGATTTGATTTGTTGTTTCTCCCTCAAATGTGTTAATTTCATTTGTGACAGCTTGACCGAATGTGTTGTAATCTTCAATTAATTTGTTTATTTCTTCTTCAAGTTTATTAATCTTTTCTACATAAGATAAACTCTCATCAAACACACAAGGTAAAACCCTTTGTGTCCAATAGTGAATATTAGGTACTTTTGTAAAATCAATCATTTTAATACACTCCTTACCAAATTCCTAAAAATAGTTCGTCTAAATCGTCAATAATCATCATGTCAATATTTAAAAATGTTTCACGATACATATTTAATAATTCACTTTCGCTTGCTGTTCCATTATTTCCTTTTCTTGTTAATGTAGTGTCCTCATCTAAATTCCTTTCGTCTGTACTTGTTCCGCTTGTTGTAGATTCTGTTTGCGATGTATTTGTTCCTGTATTTGTATTTTTATCTTGACCATCATCTACTGTCGCACTAGTTAAATATTTATCGTTTAATATTTCATTAGGTGTAGTTTGTGCTTGTGCAATATCGGAGAACTTACTTATTTTTCCATAATCTGTTGTATCTGTACTATTGAAATTATTTGTATTATTACCTGTTCCAGACGTGCTAGAAGTTCCCTCACCAGTAGTTTTTGATTTTCTACTAAACACTTCTTCCAAATCAATAGTGGATAATGGGTCTATTTTTAGTTTAGAAGATTCATACATTTGATTGTAATATGGCATTATTTCATTCATTTTTTGATTTAGTCTGTTTTTGAACAATGCTTCTGTTTCGAATCCTATTTCACGAAAATAATAATGTTGAATGATTTTATTATTTAATTGTTCTCGATATGATTCATCAAATATTGGATAATCTTTTAACCCTAAATCATAGTTACCCTCAATTAAATAACGTAATTCAATCGTATATCGACTCATTTTCATCACCCTCTTTACATTCTTTCTCTAAAGGCTCTTGTCTTAATTCAACATCAATATTTGTTCCATAAAGTTTATTGAATTTTTCACATGCTTGTTTTCTACAAAGTAATCCAACATCACCACATAATTGTACCAATTGATTATTTGCGTTTACTTCATCAGTGATTAACCTTTCCCGTTTGTCTGTATTAGCATTGTTGATACCATACCTTGTCAAAAATTCATCTAGAACTTTGTTAAACAGTAATGTCATGTCATTACCGATAAACGGTGCGTCTGTTTTCAATACTTTAAATTCGGTGTCATTGAACGTGTCTTTATATCCATATATAGCTGGCTCGTTACCGTCATATTGCATATAAATATTTTTTAATGTCAACTTTTTATTATCAGGACACAACATTAGCAATGGTGTTTTCTGTACTCTAGTATTTACATCTATCGTTCTTCTGATATCATATAACCTAAGAGCATACTCACAGACAATCCCTAAGTCTGGCATTTTGGTATAATTGTTGTAAATCAGTGCAACATCTTGTAGTTTATATGTTTTGTGATAGTCAAGAGAATATGCATTTATTTCTTCTGGCTCTTGATAGATATTTAATGTATTCGATTCGGAATATCTTAAATTCAGCATTCCATACAAATCATCATTTACAAATACTGCTTTTCCATCTTCGAACAAACACAATTCTATGAAACGTTCGTTCATTGATTCGGGTAAATTTTTCCATTCATACCTAGACAATAGCAAATTTGCAAGATATGAATAGTACATCATAAAAGCTGTGTTGTTTTTATACCCACACAAATTAGTATCCCATGGTTTACGTTTTCCCATATTATCACCACCTATTTTTTATCGCTAGTATTATATTCGTATGCTGAATAATTTAAAAATGTTGATGTATCATGCCATATTCTAACTCCACTATTGAATATATTTTTTATTGTATCCATGTCGTCCTCTGGTACATCACCATCAATAACAACTTGTGATGTTTCAATATAATCAAAATTAGAACGATTATTATAGTTAACAGCTTTAAAATCATTTATGGCATAACCGAATTTATCAAAATAGTTATCTATTTGTTTGAATTGTTCGAAACATACTCTTTGAAACATTACCCTAAAATTTAATTTTTGATTCATTTGTAAAATATTATTTGCGTTATAATTTCCTGCTGATAAATTTGGCTGTAATTCCATATCAGCTTTTTTTGCGTAAAAACTCCATATTTGTTCTCCAGTTGATACAAGATTATTTACAGTGTTATTAATTTGTGTTCCTAATGATGATACTCTATTAGCGATTGCGCCTGCTATTCCAGAGAATTGTCCTTGGGTAGTTCTCGCACTGTCAATTTGACCTGCTGATGAAATATAACTACTCGCTCCACCTGTTGCCGATGATATCATGTTATTGAAACTGGAAACACCTAAATTTATAATAGGTGTCAATTGTTGATATTTTAATGTATTTTGATTTAATGTTAACCACCTACTATATGTATCTGTATACCACGGCAACATTGGATAATTTGTTAATGAAAGTCCGTTTACATAATCTCCCTCTCTATAATTGGCAGGGTGACAATATGATGTGACAGGTTGTAAAACAGTATTCCTTACATCAAAAACAATGTCCTCACCCTCTGTTGGTGTTCCGTCAAAAAATTCTTGTCTAAATGTTAAACTGCTTCCACTATTATTAGTTAATATTACCTTAGTGAATGGAAATGTATACATTTTATTATTTCTAGCATAATGATTAACAGTTGTTCCATGTGTTCCAATGTTTATTTTATTCATTTTTGGTATTCTATATCTAATCCAATTGGTTTCCCAAACATTACTAACTGATACATTCGGAGATACCCCCAAAGGTGTACCCTCTTTAAAGTTAAATGTACCACTTGTCTGGTCGTAAAAACATTCTATTGGGCAAGTAAAAATATTTACAATTGATTCGGATTTACCACTTTCATTAATAAATTTTGATAGAAAATTAAAAAATGTATCTGTAGAAATGAACGGGATATATGCTAACGTGCCTTGTACTTCATCAATTAAACATTTAGGCGGTTTTCTCCATGCTCCACTATCTCCGTCAGGATATTCTGTACAACAAACTATTATAGCTAACGATTTATCAGACGAATGATATTTAACTAAATCATTTCTTAATAATTTTTCTTCAACATATTTTAAATTTGTAAATCCCTCTGGTTGCAAATTTGCTCCAATAGTATCTTCGCCTTTTGGAATATGCTGACGTACAATGAATGATTCATGAAAATTTAAAGCACTTTCCCATGTCTGCCATACATCTGTACTGAATCTAATTTCAGTTACATTTGCGTTTATATATTCTAGTGAATCAACAAAAGCATAGAACCATTTACTACCAAAATGGTCGTTTCTATACATCATATAATTAACATTATATAGTGAATCTTTGCTTTTATTAACTCTAATTGCTCCGCTCCCTTTAACGTAACTATACCCGTTAACGTCTGTTAAGTTGTAAACAGTTTTACTCATAAAGTAATTTGCTCTAGCCTCATCATTATTTTTAAAACTTAACACGTTGGTATAATCACTAAAAGGAACGGAACATAACCGCACCTTTGAATCTGGTGTAAAAGTCATGTTCCGTATCTCCTTTCATAAACTATTCAGCAGGTTTGAATAAAACAGCGTTTGCAAATGGACTATATCCATAAGTTTGCCATACATGGAAGAAGTGTTTTGCAGTCATGTTAGCAGGATTTACGAATGTATTGAAATACTTTGTTTTATCCCAAATTTTAATAAATGCTGAATCACACAACATTGCATATGCAGTTATTGGTTTTTCTTCTGTTCCACCAAAATCATCGACAACAATTGTTCTACCCATAAATTCAACTTTAGACAGATTAAAAGCGGTTGCCAAACTATCTACATCAATACTTGCCATTACTTCAGGGGTTGCAATCAAAACTTGTTGCTCTTTAGGTGTAAAGGTTTTGAATTTTTTAGTATCGCTTGTTGCCATTTTGTTATAAGCATTATATTCAGTAGAGAAAAAAGTAAATTTATCTGATAATGTTTTGACAGCCTTAACAAATGCATTTGCAGTTGCGGAATCAGTAGGCATTGCAAGATTTGTTGTAGTTAAATGTCCGTCATTAATAGCAGTTGAAATAGTACCCTTTGTCCATTCGTACTCTGCAACTTCATTAGAGCGATAAAGGTTATCAACAATTCTGCTAACAAGCGTACCAAAGTTATCCCAACTAGAAAATGCCATTTGCAATTCACTTTCAATATTTGTAACTTCAAAATCTTTTTGACGATTTACCCTATAATAAGCAACTTTCAAATCTGGTGCTTCATTTGTCAAAAGTCTACTACCGCTTACATCGTAATCTTTTTCTGTCTGCAAATTAATAGCAATCTCTCTCACATCACTACCTAAAATAGAATCACCACGTTTGAACATTGAAAGTGGGTTTTTATAACTTCTGTATTCAACATAAGTCATTCCAATTAGGTTAAATAAAGTAGTGTAAAAAGCATTAGCCAATTCACTCCACTGCAAAATCGGTTTTCCTACATCTTGAATATTAGTTGCGGTTGCTTGTGGAATACTCGCCCTTAAAGTTGGTGACATATTCTCTACTACTGTATTTACTACTTCTGCTCCATTTTCTAAATTAACTCCCATAAAAA